GGATAATCTACTTAGACGAATGATGGCTAACGTGGAACGAGCAGTTGAGATGAGTAAACGCCCAGAGTTTGAAGTCATGCAGTTCACCGGCCTCCTCGATAAGAACGGGGTGGAGATATTCGAGGGGGATATAGTTAGGTTAAATGCAGGCAATTTTGAAGTTTGCCTTTTGGAAGGTTGTTGGTATCTAAGACGAAAGTTTGATAAGGGAGTTAGCTTTGGCAGGCTATATGAAACTTGGACAGAATGTGCCAAGGAGGGCTTGCCCTATGAAGTTATCGGCAACATCTACGAGAACCCTGAATTACTGGAGGCTAGGTGAAGCTTATGAGTTTGCTAACCAGTATTGCATATTGCCAAAAGGAACGGGGCTGGACTGACACCCAACTAGCCGAGAAGCTAGGCATCCACAAGAGTGTATTCAGCCGCTTCAAGACAGGCCAGCGTAAGATAACACAGGTAGCCACTCTGACGGTGCTGGGCAAGGTACTCCCCGAAATCAAATGGAATATAATGGAATATGTATTCGGAGGTGAATAGTGACACAGGAACAGACAAGCCAATGCAAACACGGCCCATTCAATCTATTAGCGGGGTGCCCGCAATGTATCGCGGAATACAGATTGACTGACCAGGAGCCAGATACCAACATAGTGAAGGTGCTGTACTTTTCGGAAACGACACAGGAATTAAGCTCACGAGAATATACCTACTACTCAGAGGCTCTACTCAAAGTGGACGACATCGTAACCGTTCCCGTGCGGGATACCTTTGCGAAGGCGAAAGTATCAGCCATAAATGTCCCCGTTGCTGAGATAGCCAGCTTTAAAGACAAGGTAAAAACGATACCAGTGGAGGCAAAGCGCCGGGCATCAGGTATCGAACCGCAAAACGATGAAATGGAAGATGGTCTTAATGTGGAAGGATTAACGCTGTTTATGGAAAGCAATGACAATGCTCCATATCTACCAGATGCCCATGATGACCTGCAACCTGAGGCCATAACTCTGGCCATAGTTAAACCTGAAGCCGATGAAACGGTAATGTCATTCTACGCTGAAGGTCGCCAATTGCTGCGATATGCTGAGGCCAGGACTATTGCCACTGTTGATGACTTAATTCCAGCTAACGATGATCTAATTATCATCCGTAAGGTGAAGAAGGGCATGGAGGAAAAGAGGAAGGAATATCTCAAGCCCTTTCAGGACCACGTAAAAGATACCAACGAGGCTTATAAATCCCTCATGGAGCCGATAGAGCAGGCCGACATAATAACCAGCGGCAAGATGCTGGCATTTAATGCGGACCAGAAGCGCCAGCGCCGGGAACAGGAGAACATTAACCGGCTGAGAATGGAAGCAGCCCAGAAAGAAATGGAACTGAAGGGCGAACTCACCGAGTCGGTTGACCTGGTGGAAGTACAGCCAGAAGCCCCAAAGACGGTACATACTGATATAGGCAGCGCCGGTATGAGGGATGCCTGGAAGTGGGAGGTAGTTGACTTCGCTGCTGTACCCGATGCGTACAAGGTAATAGATAGCTCACAGCTATCCGCCATAGCCAAGAAGCACCACGACCAGAAGCCCATACCTGGAGTGCACTTTTACAATGAGCCAATTATTCAGGTAACTAATAGGAGGTGACCAGAAGAAATGAACTATGATACACTCCAGAGGGCGATAGCCGAAGCGCAGAGATTCATAGAGTTAGCCCAGAACGTAGGCTACTATGAATATGGTGGTAGACCACCAAAATATATAAACAGCCCGACCAAAGAATCCGCATCATGTAAGCGGGCTTCCATGGACTTGACACGAACCTTAGCAGATTTAAGGCAAGGAAGGTGAGAATATGAAGAAGTCTGATACGATTGCTACTCTTGCTGGCGCACTGGCCAAAGCACAGGGGCAATTCCCAGCCATAGAACGTACTTCTAAGGTAGACTTTACTACAAAATCAGGGGCTAAAATCAAGTACTCCTATGCCCCGCTACCTGATATTATCAAGGCGTGCAAGAAGCCATTATCTGATAACGAATTGAGTGTGATGCAACATATCTGGACACGTGGTAAAGATGAAAGGGTGGTGATAGAGACCGTGCTCTGCCATAGTTCGGGAGAGTGGGTGTCTAGTAGCTTCACTATGACGGGCACTGCTAACGACCCACAAGCTATGGGTTCACTAATAACCTATGGGCGTAGATATGGCCTGTCTAGTATATTAGGAGTATCAGCCGATGAGGATGACGATGCTCTCAGCCAAAAGGCGGAGGCACCGGCACAGTTTAAGCCACCAATGAAAGATGGGAGTCCACTCAATCAACCACCCGGGAAGCCACCTGAGAAATCACCGACTCAAGAGCATTGGTGCAAAGAGCATGATACCGAGTTCTTTATGAAGGGCAAGATGAAGTCCTTTGCCCACCCGGTTAAAGACAGCGAGGATAACCAAACCTATGACGGTAACGGAAAACCGTTATGGTGCCAAGAACATACACCAGAGCCCTCACAATCAACACAGAGCCCTACTAAGGGGGAGTACAGTAGTAAGCCACCAGAAGCCGAGATAGTGGCGCCCACCGAGCCCGAAACAGAAGTGCCAGAGCCAAAAGAGATTACCTATATCGGCCAGAAAGAGCATTTGCCGATGGGCGAATATGAAGGTCAGGAATTGACCATTGTTGAAACTGAGCAAGTGATAGTATGGCACCAATCTGATCCGAATACTGGCCGCTGGCTGGGCAAGGTAGCCCCACAGAATGCCGAAATGGAAGCGGGATTGAACCAGGAAGGGCTTACTATGAAGCCCGAACCTGTAACCGTTACCGAGCCAGAGGAAGTGCCCGCCGACATGCAGGCATTTTTAACGTGGGTATCCTCGCATGGCAAGAAGTACGGCCCGACCTGGTTATCTAACCAGTTCCATGTAACGCCTGACGACCTCAAAGATGATACCTTACGGGCTAAACTCTATGCTGACGTCAAAACTATGATGAATTGGTGACTTGCCCAGCCATGTTATAATGTCGCAAGAAAGGAGGTATTATGCAAGGACAAATCGTGCTAATAGGCTCTGATGATAATGTTAGCAATAAACCTCTTATCGTCGAAGTGGAACATAATGTTGAGGAGGAAATTGATATAGTGCGCTTCCCTCAACTGAAGGTGACTATAGGACGCTTATTACTCTTAGATGCAATAGAGTTCCTAAAAACTCATTAGTAAATTGAGAATTGTCGCCAGAGGTGAAAATAAGCTGGCACCGCCTGAGCCGAAGCCGTGTTAGAGATTGGATTCTAGCTAGGGAGTAGTAGGCTCAGGCAACTTGGAGGGGGTGCTGGATGGTAGTGCTTCGGATTGGCACAGCCGAGGATAAATGTCAGAGGTGGCCAGCCGCCCAAGAAGGGCTTGGGAGGGATGCCAGCTACTAGCCGGCACTCCCCTTCAGGGATAAGGAGGAATAATAATTCCACAAGGGGTTGACAAAGTCTTTAATAAGGTTTATGATAGACGATATGGCTAGATACGATAGTATGAGAAAAATTAAACGGAACATAATGCTGCGGGAATACGTGGAATCGCATCCAGACTTATCTCTAAAAGAAATCGGCCAGGTATTTAACATATCACAAAGTAGAGTCTGGCGTATTCTTCACGGTAATGGTTCAAAGAAGAAGGGTGGATAAATGGCGAGAGTCCAAAAGGACATTGTTAGTTATTTCCCTCACGATGCTTCTGCTAGTTCCGGAGACACGTTAACGGTATTGCAGAGCCGGTTTGGTAATGATGGATATGCCTTCTGGTTCAAACTCCTGGAGAAATTAGCATCGACTGAAGGCCATTGTCTTGATTGTAATAATCCTATAAAGTGGCAAATATTCATCTCTAAAATGGGTGTTGATGAAATAACTACTGTAGAAATGCTCAATCTACTTGTAGAAATGCAAGCCATCGACAAAGAGTTATGGGAGTTAAAGCTAATCTGGTGCCAGAATTTAGTCAATAATCTAACCGAAGTTTATAAAAACAGACGGCGTGAATTACCCCAAAAACCTGTAACTACAGAAAGGAATCCAATAACTACAGAAAGGAATCCAATAACTACGGTAGTTAGTACACAAAGTAAAGTAAAGAAGAGTAGAGTAGAGAAAGTAAATAAGAATAGTAATAACAAACAAAAATTTGGTGAATCATTAAATGTATTACTGACCTTAGATGAATATGAGAAGTTAAAAACAAAATTTACGTCGACCGGTGCCGACCAATGGATAGAGATATTATCATCTGGCAAGGCTGCGAAGCCTAATAAGTATAAGTATGATAGTGATTACCATGCAATATTAAACTGGGCCAGGAGAGACCAGGAGGAGGGCAGAAATAATGGAGCACATCAGCAGCGCTCTACAACGAAACTCCCAACACACTATACCAAGCCGGGCCCCGACCCCAGACTTGATTCCATTACGGAAGAGCCTGATTGAAATAGCGCCGGATTTGAACGTTAACCCGGCACATACCTTTGATAGCTTTCAAAAGGTGCCGGGTAGGACTCAGATGCTGCAGGCTTTCAAACAAGTCATATCCGGTAATGCTTCCCTACTCCTGATATATGGCGGGGTCGGAAACGGTAAAACACACCTCCTCGAAGCGGCGGCGATTGAACTCTATGAGCAAGGCAAGTTCGCCCGGGTTATGAGCTTTGCCAAGATGCTCTCGACTCTCAAACGGGCAATCAAGGATGCCAGTATGGACTATGAGCAAATCCTGAGTAACTACTGCTACGGTGACCGATTGATTATAGACGATATCGGCGCCGCCGGCAGCGACACGGAGTTTGCAGACAGGATATTAGAGACAATCGTCTGTGCACGGTACGGCCAGCAACTACTCACGATAATGTCTACAAACAGGGATATTGAGTCATTACCGGAACGAGTCCAATCCCGCCTCAACGATAAGATTATCAGTTTCTTATTACTTAACGAAGCCCCTGACTACCGGCCAAAGAAGGTGAAGCTATGACCTGCCCATTGAAGATTAAGGATTGCCACGATTGTAAGTACGCTAAAGAGGGTTTATGCGACTACCCCTACAAGATTGGCATGAGCCTGGAAGAACTCAAGAAGGTTAGAAAGGATAAGGGGGAGATGAATGTTTAGTTGTAGTCAATGGCTGGTCATGGATAACCAAGAGACGTGCTATCCGTCTTACTTCGTAACCAAGAAACACTACCAGAATAGGCGGGATGTGGATAAAGATTACGCACCACAAAATACAGAGTATTGCTTCCACCCTATCCGCCCCATCAAAGAATCAAAGCTTACTGGCGAATTAGCCGAACATATCTATAGAAGGGAGTGGAGGGAATGTTGACAAGCCCATTAGTTTAGAAAGGATAAGGGGGAGATGATGAAATTCGAGGAATACGATGATGGGGTCTGGAGAATAATGGAGTTGGTATCTGGTTATATTGTCGCTCATAGTGGGATTCATGCTGGTGAGCCAACCATCAAAGGAACGAGAGTATCAACCTGGGTAGCCGATAGAAACATAGACAAGGATTGGGACAATTATGGGATTACAGAGCTGCAGGCGTTTGCGGCCTACTGTTTTGAAGCTGGACGGAAGTTTGCGAAACGAAGTGTTCAGAAGCGATTGAATCAGATTGTTAGTGAGAGTTGGGAGAAGTATTATCAGGAAAGGGAGAAGAAGGTAAATGAAACTTAATATTATAGCGTTAGGGGCAACGGTTGAGGTGGATGGGGAAGTGTTACTGGTATTCGACAAGGATCTAAACAACGGGGAGATGCCGGTTGATTGTGTCGCTGTCTTTATGGACAGTGAATCATGGAAGCGATTGAAGGAGGTAGAGAATGAGTGAGAGTTGGAAAGAAACGGTACTGTCAGAGGGAGAAATTATAAAAATTGTGGGGCACACCCAGATGCACAAGTTTCCTGGTCAACTAATAGCTTTAGCCAGTATCCAGGCTGTAATCACAGGGGAGATAGCTTACAAGGCAGGTATACATGAAGTGGAGGAGTGGGGTATACAGCCCTGCTTTGATCACAGAAAAGGCGGTGGTTTATTTACCAAGCGGGAATGTCCTGAATGCTGGAAGCAATTGAAGGAGGAGTCATGAAAGAAGAAGCCAGGGAGAAGATAGCAGGGGATCATTGGGAATATACCAGAGGTATTATAGTAAAACTTGATCCATCTTTACCAGAAAGATACCTTAGCTTAATGGAATATCTCTATATAGAAGCTGCCATTCACTTCTTTAAGCATGGTAAGGAGGAGTCATGAAAGAAGCGAGAGAGGCAATAGCGGAAACAATAGGGGTTGCTCATGGAGAGAAGGAGCCATGCAGGGTATGCCGTAAGTTAGCCGACGAAATCCTCGCCCTTGTGGTCGTTAAGAGTATTAGTATTTCGCAGTTGATTGAAGCTGCTGAGAAAGCCAACGCCCCGATACAGGGCATAATTAAGAGGGTGAGACAAAGACCCCCTTTAATTATTAGGGAAGTGGTGGAGTGGATGAAGGAACACGAATTAGAATCTATGTTGAGAGGGATAACTCCTGAGACAGCGGAATACATAGCAAGAATAGAATTTACTAATACGGAGTGGCAAGCCAAACTCAAAGAGTGGGGGATAGAGACATGAATCTTGGTAGCCTACTCAAAGAGGGCCGCTGGAACTATTGCCCGCGCTGCAATACTCAGACAATGACCAGGACGAGTAATAACCAGTGGGACTGTGCTATGTGCGGTCTGACCTTTATTTGGGTGGAGCCACCGCCTTTAATGCTATGGTCAGACGCCTTGACGCTAGTCGAAATGCAGCGAGAGAATGAGACTATATCAGCTATGATGGAGCCTGCGCCCGTAACGGAACCTGAGCCCGAACCAGCAATACCGTCATGGCGGGTGCGGTGGAGTTTCAGGCTGGGCGAGATAGTTATGCGGCCACTAGGATATAAGCCCCTCGAAATCAGAGGTATAAAACAAAAGAAGGAGGTATACAGTGGCTAAATCTAAAAACATAGAGCGAGCCCAAACAGAACCGTTCCGCAACCAGGACACCCCGAAAGGCAAGAAGCGCATGAAGTGTACTTTCCCGCCGTGCCAGTCAACATTCCTGATAGACGAGAATACCGATCTGACCAAGCCCCTGTCAGTGCCGCCGTTCTGTACCAGGCACCTTGACCTGGCGCAGTTTATGATGTGGCTGCTGCCGCAAATCCAAATCAAGAAGCAAGAGACACCGAGCGGGATAGTACTCCCAGGGCATAAGCAGTTCGGCCAGTTCAATCCAGAGGTGAAGTAGACATGCCTTATAGAATAGGCGGTTGCCCACGGTGCGCCGGCGCCTTATTACTTGAAGCGCCAGGACAATGGAGTTGTCTACAATGCGGTTATAGACAGGACGAAAAACTGGTGGTGCTGGACTTGGTTAGTAACGGTATGGGGTCAGGCACAAAGCCCAGGACGCCCAAATCATGGGACAAATACCTGACGGGCGGTCAAGTCGGTAGACCAAGAAAGTTAGGATAGGAGGTGACTAGTGTTAAAAATAGAAATAGTACCGTGGCGTGGAAGTAATGGGGCTGTTGAGATGAGGATAACAGTTGAACTTATGGGCGAGAAGGTAACATACGCAAAACTCATGCCGTTAAACGAATTCCTATCTGGTTTTGAAAGTATGATGGCCGAGGCTACATATATCCTTAGAACTAAGTGTTTGGAACGGTTACGGGAGGTGACTATTGAGGATAAAGCGTGATTCCCTGGACATATTATTCAGCCGTTATATCAGGGCAAGAGATAAATACTGTCAGCGGTGTGGTAGTAGTTCGGGATTGCAGGCGTGTCATTTTATTGGCCGAGCTAGAAGATCAGTCCGGTGGGATGACGACAATGCTATTTGTCTTTGCTTCGGATGCCATGCTTATTTCACAGCGCATCCATTAGAGTTCGTGGAGTGGTTTACCGACAAACTAGGTCAGGATAAGGTGGACCTGCTCAGAGCCCGAGAGAGAATCAGAGAGAAGCCTGACAAAGAAGGGCTAAAGCTCTATTACACAGTGAAGTTAAAGGAATTGGTACAGCCAGAAATAGACTGGCTACGGGAGGGATGATGAGAAGATTAACTAATAGTGATAGGCTTTTCTCTGCCTTAACTCTGCTAGGTAAAAAGAGGCGGATATTGGCTCTTAAGGGTATGGGTTTTTTTCATAATGATAATAAATATAGATATGAATTGGTGGAGGATGGGGAAGTTAATAGCTGGGTGAATGATGAAGTACTGGAGGGAATGTAACAATGCCCCCACTATGGTACTGTCAGGGATTGACCTACGAGACACGGGAACGGTTACAGGACTACCAGTGGTTTCATTACCAGGAAGAGTTAATACCGCCCGAGGAGGCCAGGCTGGTATTGCTGCATACCATTATCGAACCCGTTGAGGAGATAGACAAAATCATGCGGCAGAAGCCGAGCAGAAGGCGGAAGGTATGAAGCCTAGACTATTAGACCTCTTTTGTGGTGCTGGTGGAGCAGCGATGGGCTACCATCGTGCCGGCTTTGAAGTGGTAGGGGTGGACATCGAGCCTCAACCCCACTATCCATTTGAGTTTCACCAGGCTGATGCACTCACCTACCCGCTGGAGGGCTTTGATGCTTACCATGCTAGCCCGCCGTGTCAACACGCATCACGAGCTAATCGGCAGTGGCGAGGGTTAGGTTACAACTATCCTGAGTTAATCACACCCACAAGGGAATTATTGAAACTAACGGGGCAACCCTATGTAATTGAAAATGTGGTCGGGGCCCAGTTATTACATCCCATTAAATTGTCAGGTGGTATGTTTGGCTTAAAGTTAAAACGCAGTAGATTATTTGAGTGTAGTTTTGAGTTCCCTTTATACTTTGAAGTCAGGAATAGTGGTAAGGTCTTTCAGGTGTTTGGGCATGGCTCATTAGTTCGTCCTACTGAAAACTATAATCAATGGGCGGAAGCTATGGGGATAGACTGGATGACAAAACAAGAGTTAACTCAAGCAATTCCGCCGGCCTATACCGAATACATAGGCAAATATTTAATGCAGCAGGTGATGTTATGAGCGGCCAGTGTAGCGGCTGCAAGGACTGGAGTAAATGCCCTGGTGGTATTGACTGGTACTTACCCGCCGCTATTATCCCCTGCCCTAATCAAGTGCTGTGGTTGTTGGAACGGTTACACATGCTACAATCTGGACGCTGGCCGCCTGACCCTGTGGATACCGGCTATACCGGTGACCCGGCTACCAGGACTAGACGGCGGGCCTACTTCGAGACTCCCGTGGGCGCAGCGGCAGAAGTCACTAGCCGCCTGGACGTGTGCGGGGATGATGGACTCATGGCCTTAGTCTGCTACAGCCAGGGCGTGGATAGTCAGACTATGGCCGACCTAAAGCACCGTGACGTATACTGGGTAGAATGGCGTCTGAGTACGGTGGTCTGGTACTGTAGCGGTTTCGCCAGAAAATGGTTGGCACAGGCAGGGAATAGGAAGCCGATAGAATACGAGGAATTCAAGCGGCGGCGTGGTATCAGCCGCGGTTATCATAGGAGGTAAATATGGACTTCACAGAGACAAATATCAAGATGTTGGAGAAGGCGGTGGAGATACAGGATGGATGGAAGCCTGCATGGGGTGATTTATGGTATCGACCTCCTCATGCTAAAGACCCAGAGCATGGAGTAATTGGGCTTTGTGTGGAGATGAAGGTTAACTATTTCTTTCCTAAGACTATCTGGCTTCCTCGCCAAGGCCAGTTGCAGGCGATGATGGGAACCACGGATTTACTGCACTTGGTATGGCGATTCAATGACTTCTGTCACGATATCTCCTATCCGCAATCTGGATATAAAGAATACCCTAAGTCAATGGAGCAACTATGGCTGGCCTTCGTAATGAAGGAACTTTACTCGAAGCGATGGACAGGGGAGGACTGGGTAGCTATTTGAATTGAGTCTGATGGAAGCGATTTTGTACGATTTGAGGCGGGGTATTGACAATTCTACACTCATGTGATACCTTGACAACTAAGGCGAACATTTCTCTACTCACCTTTCATCTCCTTTTCTTAAAAGCACCCGAGGATCAGTCGGGTGCTTTTACTTTTACAGCCAAGCCCACCAATTGGAGGTAATATGAAAGCCTGTTTACACTGTCAGCGATTGAGTCTTGAAGCGGCGACCTATTGTGTCGAGTGCGGACGTAGTAAATTTGCCTGTATAATGATGCAATCGGAGCAGGATGACGTGCGTGAAGACAGAGCAGGAAATCAAGCAGAAGATAGACGAGACCCGGGAGGAAGCGAAGGGTAAGGAAGGGCATGTTTTAACCTATTGTGAGGGGTTTATCGAAGCGCTGAAATGGGTAATTAAGAGGTAGATGGATATACAGACAGTAGAACTTGAGCGGATAAACCCGGCCAGGTATAACCCACGTAAAGACTTAAAGCCCGGTGATGCTGAATATGACAAGCTCAAGAAGTCTATCCTTGAGTTTGATATGGTGGAGCCCCTTGTCTGGAATAAGAGAACGGGCAACCTGGTGGGAGGTCATCAGCGCTTAAAGGTCTTGAAGGAACTGGGTATAGAGCATGTCGAGGTGTCAGTAGTAGACCTCTCGGAGGTCAAGGAGAAGGCTCTCAACCTGGCGCTTAACAAGATTAGCGGTGAGTGGGATATGCCCATGCTCAAGGACTTACTGGAGGAACTGGATACCGGCGAGTTCGATATGGAGATAACAGGCTTCGACCTGAAAGAGATTGAAGACCTGATGACACAGTTTCATGTGCCTGAAGAAGGGCTTACCGATGATGATGCCGTACCAGAGGCCACAGAATCGATTTGTAGGCGAGGTGATTTATGGAGTCTCGGGAATCATCGGCTACTCTGTGGGGATGCGACTGTTATAACCGATGTGGAGAGGCTGATGGGTGGTGAGAAGGCGGATATGGTATTTACTGACCCGCCTTATGCTATTTATGGTAGCTCAACAGGGATAGCTCCAAATATAGCTGATGATAAAATGATACAACCATTTTTCCGTATCGTGTTCTCAACCATTCAAAAGACATTGAAATTAAATGGTCATTATTATGTATGCTGTGATTGGCGTTCGTATCCCACTCTTGTTGGTGAGGCTACAGGGGCAATTAAGAATCTTATAGTTTGGACAAAAAAAGGCGGTAATTTTAGCGGTTCAATGTATTTCAATCATCACGAGTTAATGATGTTTGGAGCTAATGTTAAAGAAGCGAAAGAGATGTTTAACAAAGACAAATCAAAGCAAAGAACCGTTTATGATAGTAATGTTTGGGCTTTTGATGTTGTTAAGGTTGCCGAAAGAGAACACTTTGCAGCCAAGCCGGTTGAACTTATAACCAGAGCATTAAATAATTCCGCAGATACTTTCAATATCATCCTTGACCTCTTCGGCGGCTCAGGCTCCACTCTAATAGCCTGTGAGAAGCTAGGCCGCAGGTGCTTTATGATGGAGATTTCAGAGGCATATTGTGACGTGATAATCAAGAGGTGGCAGGACTTTACAGGGCAAGAGGCGGTGAGGATAGATGGTAACTAACGGCAAAAATGGCAATGGCTCTAAAAAGCGAGAGTTTACAGCGCAGAAGATAATTGAATCTCTGCACAAGTCACACGGACTACTTACGCTGGCGGCTAAGAATGCTGGTATCGGTTATCGTACCGTCTGCCGCTATGTGGAGGAGTATCCCTCTGTTGCCCAGGCTGTAGTAGATGCTAAGGATGAGATGCTGGACTTCGCAGAGGGGAAACTCTTTGCTCAGATTTCTAAAAACAATATGACCGCCATTATCTTCTATCTCAAGACTCAAGGCAAGGCCAGGGGCTATATCGAACGCCAGGAGTTTACGGGAGATAAGGGTGAGCCGTTAATACCACCCGCACCACCCGCTCTGATATTTCACATGGCCGATGGAACCGTTATGAAGCCGCCTGCTAACGGCCACGGCGACCCCGCCGAGATAGGACAAGATGGTAACGGCGACAAACCCAGTACAGCCTGAAGTACATATCTATCCTATATACGGGCAGAGTGCGCTACTGGCTGACTACCGAGCCCGTACACTGGCGGCAATAGCAGGTACCGGCGGCGGTAAGACACAGTTGGGCTACTGGTGGCTCTACTCCCGCATGAGGCAATACCCTGGCTACGGCTGGGGAGTAGCCGAGCCGACCTACCAGATGCTTGAGAAGATTCTGATTAACTCCCCTGATCCTGAACGTCCCAGCCTGATTGATTGGACTAAGCAAGTCGGCATATACGTGGATTGGAAAGCTGTGCCCCGCATTCTACAGACCAAGTATGGGGTTCTCTACTTGGGGAGCGCTGATAATCCCGACACCATGCAAGGCCCCGCTCTCAAAGGCTACTGGCTGGATGAGGGCGGCATGATGAGCTTGGAAGCTCACCAGACGGCTTTGCAGCGGGTGTCCTTTTATGATGGGCAAGAGTTTATCAGCACCACGCCGTACAATCGTGGATGGCTCAAGACTGAGGTTTATGACAAGCACGATGGCCACTACATACACGTGGAGCGCTGGCGCAGCATAGATAATCCTCGCTTCCCGAAGCACGTCTACGAGGAAATGAGAAGCGGCCCTAATGCTATGCAAGCGCACCGATTTCGCATGATGTACGATGCGTTATTTGAGCGGCCTACGGGCATGATATACAGTTCCTTTAATTCTGAGAAGTGCGTTATCGAACCTTTCCGGATACCAAAGGACTGGCCCCGTTACGTGGGCCAGGATTACGGCCCCGTTCATACCGCTGTACTCTGGTATGCTAAGGCACCAAAGGCCTATAAAGGCTGGCCCGCCGGTACCATGTTCTGCTATCGGGAATACCTTGAGGGCAACAAGAGCATCAAACAACACTCCCTCGACCTTAAAAAGTTAAGCAAGGGTGAGAACATAGTGCGGAAGGTTGCCTCCGGACTTGCCTCAGAACGGCAATGGCGGCGGGAGTTCAGCGAAGTAGGCTGGCACCTCCAGGAGTGCAAAGTCACTGACGTAGAAGTAGGCATTGACCGGGTGTACGGCAAGCATGCCTCCAACAGCATTGTCTACTTCAAGAAGTCGGTACCGCATACCCTGGCCCAAAAAGAGGAATACCACCGTAAGCTGGACGAGAATCAAGAGCCTACGGAAGCGATAGACAAAAAGGCGTCCTACCACTTTATGGATGCGGAACGCTACATACAAGCTGACCTGGCGGGACGCAGGCTGGTATTTGAGGTTTAATAATGGCTTTCAGTTTTAAGAACTGGTTTAAGGGCATAAATTACAAGCTCGGCGGCTCGGCTATCAGTCTAATGGAGATACCGCCTGGCTGGAGTTATGAGCAATACCTTAAAATCTATGGCGAAGTAGGCTGGCTGTTTGCGGCCAATAACCTTATCTCAGAAAGCGTGGCAGACGTTAAGTGGCACCTGTACGAGAAGGATGGTGGTCAGCAAGGCGACCTGGTAGAAACTCACCCGCTCCTGGATATGTGGGCCTTCGTTAATCCGTTCCAGACCAAGTACGAATTCATGCAATTGTTGCAGTTGTACCTCGGCTTGGTGGGCGAGGCTTTCATAGTGCTTAACTTCAATCGGCTGGGCGTGCCCGCTGAGATGTGGTTAGCCCCGCCTCAGTTTATGTATATTATCCCCGACCCCATAACGTACATCAGTCATTACGAGTACCGTCGGGAATGGGCACGGTTACGGCTTGAAGTGCCCGAGGTAATACATATCTACAATCCGAATCCGCATAATCCATACCGTGGCCTGGGTGTCGCCCAGAGCATATCGGTAGACCTGGACAGTGAAAAGAACGCCTCCCGTTATCAGAACAGGCTATTCTACAATGATGCGACACCAGGGCTGATTATCGAATATCCCGAAATACCAGAGCAGGATGAGCGGGATAAGATACGCAAAGAGTGGAACGAGATACATCAAGGCTGGCGTAATGCACGTAAGACGGGCTTCCTGTGGGGTGGTGCCAAAGCCAACACCATAGCCCTGACTAACCGGGACATGGAGTTCTGGCGGCTGCGTAAGATGAGCCGTGAGATTATCATAGGGGCTTATCGCATACCGACTAGTATGCTGGGACTTGAGGGGCCTGGTAGTCGTGCCAGGGTAGAGGCTGACGAGCTGATATTCTCCAAATACACTGTTAAGCCCGCCCTGACCAGGATTAAAGAAGCCCTGAATGAGCAATTGGTACCGCTGTTTGATGACGGTTACATATTTGACTTTGAAGATCCTGTACCTGAGAATCGGGAAGCAATAATAATTGAAGTCGAGAAATTATATCCTATCGGGGTTTATACGCTTGAGGAATCCCGTGTCATGCTGGGTAAAGATGCCAAGCCCGCTGCGGGTGAAACATTTGCGCCATTACCCGCTGCTCCCGTAGGACTAGCGAATCAACGATACCATGAGTCACTTAGTATCAAGGTATTTACCGACGAGCAGAAAGAAATCTTATGGCGGCAATATGCTAACCAGGCCGACGAGGACGAGGCGCTATTCAAGCAGTTATTCAAGCGGCTATGGTTTGAGCAGATGGATGATGTTATCAAGTCTTACTCCAAGCTGGCTAATTTGGATGACGCACTGGACGTGGACGTAGCCGCTAATATATGGGATGAGGAATTCAGGCCTCTCATTAATCTGATATTTGAGGAGTCTTTTGTACTGGCTACTGGTGGCGGTGAAGTAGCTCCTGCGCATAGGGGCAAACAGTTTGGCTTGCTAGATGTAAGAGCCCTGGAATGGATAGCTACCCGCTCATTAACAATGGCCCAGATGGTCAACGGTACTAGCCTGGTTGAATTGCGGGAGCAACTAGCTCTCGGTTTCGAGAGCGGTGAGAGTATGGAGCAGATTACCCGACGCATTAAAGGCTACTATGAGAACGGTTACGAGAGGAGAGCCAAAATCGTAGCTCGTACTGAGGTAATAGCGGCCAGCAATGAAGGGGCTTTACAAGGTTACGAGGCTGAGGGTGTGGAGAAAGTAGAGTTTTATCCGGCCGGTGATGCTTGTGAGGAATGCTTGTCTTTAATAGGGGAGTATCCGATAAACGAAATGCACGGGGTTATACCCGTTCACCCTCAGTGTCGATGTACGTGGATTCCCGTGGTGGACTAAGGAGGCTTTCATGGATATGATGCGAAAACTTGTTACCGTTCAGGTTAAGGAAGTTGGCGAGCGGATACTTGAGATAGCGGGCTCTACCGAGGACAAAGACCGTGTAGGCGATATTATCCGTGCTAGTGGGTGGAAGCTAAAGCAGTTCAAGGCAAATCCTGTCTTTATGTGGGTGCACGATTACAGCATGCCGCCCATCGGGCGGGCGACTAAGGTGTGGATAGACAAAGAAACCAAGCGCCTGATGTTCAAGGTTGAGTTTGCGAGCCCTGATGTCTACGAGTTTGCCGATACCATATTCAAGCTCTATAAGGGCAACTTCCTGCATGCTACCTCAGTGGGCTTCATACCGCTGGACTGGGACGGCAAGGGCGACGAGCATCCTTATCCGAAGTGGGAGGGCAACATATTCACCAGCCAGGAATTGCTTGAGTTATCAGCGGTGCCCGTACCAGCTAATCCCTATGCTCTGGTTGATGCACGTGACCAGGGATTTATAACGGTCAAGGAATTCGAGAGCGTAGCCGTACAACTACTGGCTCCCGACCCGATTGTAACCGTTACCGAGCCAGAGGAAACCGACGAGGCAGAGGAAATAGAGCCTATAGATATAGACAAGCTGTTCTTGGCTCTTGCTCACTCGCAGCCAAACGCTATCAGTCAGGAACAGTTACGGGATGATATTGACTATCTGCACAAGGCCATCGTGGAGAATGGGATGGCTCCCGACACGGAAGCACTGGCCTTTGATATGGCCAGGGAAATAATTAAGCGGTCTACGGGTGCCGACATACCCGATGATATATTCTTAAAGGCTGCCGATGTGGTAGCCGAGCAAGTTGAACCAGAGCCAGAACCTGACCCCGTGGCAATAGCCAAACAGCGGGCCAGGGACGTGGCCGAAGTGGTCAACATTGTTATCGCTAAACTCAAAGGCAAACGAATAAAATAGGAGGACTACGATAATGTCCGAATTGACATTGGAAGAAAAACAAGAAATAGCCGACATCGTTACGGCTGGCATAAGGGCTAGTGGTTTACTAGACCCTGTACATAAATTCGGCCCAGGCGATATTACGGCAGACGAGAAGGAACCCGTACTCGTAATGGGTGATAGCCCGGAGGATAAAGTCTTTGCTGACCCGAAAGGCGGCTTTAAGGATCATGGCGAGTTTATCTGTGCTATCGCTGGCAAAGGCTCCAAGTATTATGGGCAGACGCACTTTGACAAGCTGAGGGCCTGGAATGGAGCTGTTACCAAAATCGCCGGTACTATGAACGAAGGCGATATGTCCCAGGGTGGATACCTGGTGCCCGTTGAATTCCGGGAGCAGCTGCTTCAGACAGCGCTTGAGGCTTCCATCGTGAAGGCTCGGGCTACCCAGATACCCATGCAGACGAACCGCATTACCATCCCCGCTGTGGTGGATAGTGACCACTCAACCAACTACTTTGGTGGGATAATCCCAACACGGACAGCGGAGCACGCAGGTAAGACCGCAATGAAGCCTGCATTTCACCAGGTAGCCTTGACACTCCACAAAATGACCGGTATGGTCTATGTCACCGACGAACTGCTGGAGGATAGCCCTATATCTATTCCGCCCATACTGAATGCCATGTTTGGTGCCGCCATCGCCTTCGAGGAAGATGACGACTACTTACAGGGCACTGGTGTGGCTCGGCCCCTGGGCGCTTTCAATGCCGGTAACCCTTCCCTGATAACGGTGGCGATTGAGGCAGCGCAGCCAATCAACACTATCCTGTGGCAGAACATCGTTAATATGTGGGCACGACTGCATCCGCCCTCGATGAAGAATGCGGTATGGGTAGCCAACAACGAGTGCTTTCCTCAACTGGCAAGCATGGCGATGGCCGTAGGTGCTGGTGGTGTCCCTGTGTGGATGCCTGCCAATGGTGTGGCTGGTACCCCATTCGGATCTCTTATGGGCCGTCCTCTGTTCCTGACAGAGAAGATGCAAGCACTGTCCACCGCTGGAGATATTGGTCTCGGTGACTTCTCCCAGTATCTGGTAGCGTCAAAGGCGGGCGGAGCTCTGCAAACGGCGTCCAGTATGCACTACCACTTCAACTATGATGAGCAGACTTTCCGCTTCGTGCTGCGCTATGATGGTCAGCCATGGTGGTTGTCCGACCTGACCCCGAAGCGTGGTACGAACACGCTGAGCCCGTTCATTATCCTGGCTGGCCGACCGTAGATCGTAAAATAAACTGTTGGACGCTATGTCGTCGGGGGCCGATTCCACACCCGTAGTCTTATGCGGACAAAGCGAACCCCAGCACTCCGCTTAAAGGGCTACAGAGAAAAGGCATAGCAAAAATAAATAAGGAGGCAGTATAATGCCGAGTCCAAAGTTTACACAGAAAAACGATATTATCTACGAAACCATTATCGTAGCTGACAACTACAATGCGGGCATGTCAATGGACAGTATCAATATGGCCCTGTACGACCACGTTACCCTTATAATGGTGGGGGATGTGGCCGCCGCTGGTGCTGGCATTGTCACGATAATGGCGGGCCTGACCAATGCGGCTGAAACGGCGGCCATAACATTTACATACCGCTATACCATTACCGATGTTGCTTCTACTACTTCTGATGTTCTGTCGGCAGTATTTTCGGGTGCATCCGCTACCCTGACCGAGGCGTATATCAGGAGCGGTATGTACGTCTTTGAGTGGGATGCCGCTGATATGGTGGTGGCGGCGGTTGCATATCAGTGGGCGACTCCCGTGTTGAGTGCGGCTGGTACGGCTGGCATAATTACGGCTATTGCTATATGTAGCCTACCACGCTATGCCACCACGTTAATGCCGTCAGCCGTAGTGTAGTGAGGTGAGGCGTGGATGCTGAGGAACTAAAGAAACTAAAAAAGGCCAGGGCTCGTAGAAAGGCCCTGGCCTTTCCTACCCAAGACAAAATGCTAAAATCGCCGCCTAACTATAAGGCGGGAGGAGGACTCAATGGCTGGTGAAGGATACATAGATGGAGTACAACTGCGAAAGCTGATGATGGGTATTGCGGTACCGAGGGCCGCACAGCTAATCGCAATAACGGCTACCCCTGGCCTCCCAATATACACTATTACGGGCGGGCTTGTTCTTGTAACAGGGTTGCTCGGTGTATGCACGACAACTCATGGCGGCGTTGCAAATACAATGTCGTTTGAGCTTAACCCTGCTGCCGGGACTGGTGCTAATAGCGCTATCACAGCGACAACCGACCTGGGTACTGCCTCGGTAGTCGGTGACGTGGCCGTGGTAGTCGGTGCCCCTGCTACTGGCCCGCTGGGTGGGCATGTAGGGCTTAACGTATTAGGTTCTACGATGGGCAAGGGTATTGTCATGAATGCCGGTGTTATCGGCCTGGTGGCTACAGCGGCTAACGGTGGATGGCGGTGGGTAATATTCTACTTACCAATCGATGATGGAGCCTATATCACGGTAGCCTAAGGGGAGCCTGCCCTCCACGGGCAGGGCTGTTACCTCCTTTCTTTATAGAGTGGTAGGGCGGGATTGGCTCCGCCCTACGCTCGAAATACCAGGAGATTGACTTATGGCAGTTCAAATGTGTAACCCTGCTGTAGTGTGGGAGGGATTAAGTACCGATGCGAAACCCACACCAGGAATAACTTTGCCTGTTCTAGCTGGGTATATGTTCTACGAAACAGATACCTACTTTCATTATATGTGGAACGGCGTGGCTTGGGTGGGACCTGTCTATTGGTTAGCACATATCTTCCCATTTATAGAATACGAAAGTGGATACTAGGGGGTGACTCATGGCGGTTCAAATGATGTCAACCATTCAGCGCTGGGAGGGTCTGAGTGTAGCGGGCGGTGATGCCAAGCCCGCCGCTCCGACCTTTGTCGGCTCGACCTATTACGAAACTGATACCGGTCGCACCTATCTGTGGAACGGCGTGGCCTGGGTGATTATGCCCGTCCACATTCTCAACGTGCAGGGCGGGGCATATACCATACAGGACTTAATGGAGCAGTTCCAGTCAATGCCAGACCTGGCTCGCAGCCCTCAGAGCGGTGACACCCTGATGGACGGTACCGAGTTAACGCTTTATGACCAAGCCGATATACATCCGTTTATCTTTGGCGGCGGATATATTGACTGGACTGGCCTTAATGCTGGTGCCCTTGAGGATACCAGCATAAGAGCCTACAAAATGATTGAGCCAGGCGGTGTTTTACGTCTGCTCTATGAGGAAGTGTTCTTGGCGGCGGCGGTGCCTGTCCCTGTACTTACACCGCATCCCAGAGATATAAATACCCAATGCGTACCCAGGATAATGCATAACGTGTATGGCGTTAGAATAACAGCCCAGCAAGGCGCAGTCGGCGGCGGCTGGAACACGTTACCATGTGAATGGTTTGACGCTTTAAGAGGTGGATAATTATGGCTATGAATTCTAGTGTAGGCGACACTCTTGACTATCACGTAATGAAAATTCAAACCTTTGCGGGTGGTGGTGGCAGTTCTACAAACTTATTTCGGGTAAAGGGCGTTGTTGAGATTATCCATATCTATGGAATTGTTATAACAATTCTAAACGCTAATGTTGACAACTTGAGCTTAGACCTGTTTCCTACGGGTGGGGCTCCGGTAGCATTGGCTACCCTTGTTGATAGTGCCACGGCTCCAGTAGGCAGTATGTTTATCAAAGCAACTGATGCTACCGATGCTCTTATACTCAAGAGTGCGGTAGTACCGTTTATTCAGGAGAATGCCAGCTTTAGAGAGCCGACTATTCAAACCATCTGTGGGGCTCAAAGTGACGGCACAGCCACCTATATCAGAGCCACCTATTCGGGCGTGGCCACAAACGGGGCCATTCAGTGGATGGTGGACTGGAGAGATGTTAGTGTGAACGGTCTGGTAGAGGCCGCATAAAGGAGGCCGACAATGGCAATAAGCGAAACGACCAAACAGGTGGTCAAGCAGCAACGGCAAACGCTGCTGGCTAAGTATGAGGCGAACTTAAAGGACATAGCCGAGCTTGAGGCACATATAATAGCTATTAAAGCGGCTAACGTGACCCTCAAGGCCAAGCACGATGCGCTCAAGAGGGACATAGCCGACCCGACACCCGCACCAGTAGAACATCCATAGGAGCGAAGATGCGTACTACAGGCTGTATACTAGATTTATTCCGACAGCAAGGCGGGGCTTCACCAGGGCTAGTGACTTCTTACGATCATAGCCGCTGGCACCATGACGTGACCTTGCATAACGTGACGTGGACGCAGGGGCATACGGGTGTCTGGATCCCCCTCTTTAATGGCACGTCTGCTTATATGGATGCTACCCACGCCAGCACGGAAGCTATGGGCATCACTGGCGGTTTGCTCGAGGGCTATACTATTATGGGCTGGTGCCAGTGGATTGATACTTCACAGTCTGAAATTATAATAGCCCGCTATGAGCTTGATGTTGGTGGCTGGGAACTTTACCTCACTGAAAACGCAGGGGTGTATTACCTAACCCAACGGCATCATCATGCCGGTACTATTGTCGACACGCACCCACGGTCCGCCACTAATTCTGTGGGCTGGATACCTGAAACAAGTTATTTCTTTACCGTGGTGTTCCAAGGCAACGGCATGGAGTGCTTGCATTATAGGAACGGCGTAGTCTTGGCCACTACATCGTCAACTGGTAATGTACGTGACTTCGAGTCTACTACTCAAGACCTGGTTATCGGCACACGGTTTACCACTGATGCTAACTGGTATGAGAGCGAAATGGGTGGTCTTCGCATGTTCAATTACATAATGTCACCTGCCCAAATCAGAGCCAGGTACCATGCTGAGAAATATCTAGTGGGGGTAGCCTCGTGATAGTTAACGGATACGTATTCGATGGTGAACGCAGTATAGACCTGGAGCCTGGTGCGGCTACTCTTTTGGATACCTCCCGCTATGGTAATGACGGCACGATAACCGGGGCGACGTGGACACAGTTACCTTCTGGCCTCTGGTATCTATTATACGATGGTACGGATGATTACACTGACCTGACTAATGTCTTGACCGACTTGAGGGGTGCTATCTCGCTCTGGGCTAACCCAGGGGCGGCGATAGATGGCGAAGGGGTTATCATATCTCAAAGTCAGGGAGCGGCGGCCAACGAATATCTATATTTAATCTTTAATACCAATAAATACAGGCTCGACACGTGGAGCGCTGGAGCCAGAGATACTATTACGTGGGGCACACCAGTAATAAATACCTGGCAGCATATCGTACTCTCAACAGATGGTGCCACCTGGGTAGCTTACGTCGATGGCGTTTTAGAGGCGCTGACTGTGGCTGCCGGAGCCAATAACGGGGAATGGTTTGGTGATATAGCCTCCCCTGATTATCTGCGCTTTGGTGGGCTTAGGGTAAGCAATCTGAATGCCTCTGATTTATCAGGTGGTGTGTCATTACCGAGAATCTATAATTACCCGTTATCAGCGGGACAGGCCCGCAATATATTTGAAACCGAGCGGTATCTCCTTGGAGTCTAAACTATGAGAGTGTCAAGTAACGTCTTTAATCCCAGGCGGTATACAGGCGCAACGCCTCCTCCTGCTACATTGGAGGATATGTCGAGGTTTGGCACTGATATGGCCTTCGCTGCTACCGCTGCCTGGACTCGCTTGGTATCCGGCCTGTGGGTTTTAACTCTCGATGGTAATAGTGACTACGCTTCCTTGAATGAGGCACGCTGGCGTGACTATGACGGGGCGGGAACTATTGTCGGTTGGATAAATAGCTCTATACTGACGGGCAACCAGACTATATTCGCCACATCGGATACGGGCACAGATACCAACTTTCTACAGTTACGGCTAGTACAGACTACTGGCTTTCTGGAGATAGTGCAAAGGGATGGCGGGGCTCTCAATCAGATCACGGGTGATGTGGCCTGCGGTGACGGCCTATGGCACCAGTGCGCAGTCATGGGAGATACTACAGCGGGAGCCTGGATACTTTATGTCGATGCGGTAGTGCAGGGGCTCACGGTTACTTCTGGGGCGAACACGGGCAACTGGTTTGACGCCATATTCGATATTCGAGATAACCTCTCAGTGGGGGCTATTCTTAATACGGGCATAGCTGATTATATCGAGGGGCTTGTTTCACCGCCTCGTGTTTATAACTACGTGCTTACCCAGGCGCAAATCTACAGGATGTTCCAGAACGAACGGGGGTTTTTTGCCCGATGATAACTAGAGGCGTTGTATTTGAATCTCCCCGCTTTTGGAGTCCATACGGTACGGCACAGCCAGCCGATGCCTGGCCTGACCAGAGCCGGTATGGTAATGATGGTGCATTCCTGGGAGCGGGTCAACCAGACTGGCAGCAGCTATCCTCTGGCCTATGGGTGCCACAGTTTGACGGTACCAATGATTTGATAGCCATTACTGCTGACCCGTCCATAGCATTCGGTAACGGTTACTCCATGACGTACTGGGTAAAGATAATTACTTACACTCAGTACAGGCGTATATGGGGCAAGTGGATTCATGCCGATAATCGAATGTCGGTTTATATGGATACGGGGAACTTTATCTGGCTTATCAGGCAAGGTGGAGTCAGTCATGCCTTTATAAATGCTACATATACTGTCGGCACATGGGCTCACTATGCCGTTACGCTTAATGCTGCTGGGAACCTGGCGCAGCATTGCAAGAATGGAGTCGTGGCCAATACAGATGCGGTTTATACCGTGCCAGATACTACGACAGCCGACCTTCAATTTGGTGCTGTAAATGGTGGGAGCTTTGGTAATATCGAAATGGCTTTGGCTACTCTCTATAACTATGAGTTAACCATAGACCAGATAAACGCTATATACGCTTCAGAATGCTATCTATTTGACGGGGCTTAATTATGGCTGGAATACACCACAAAACATTACCAATCGTCAGAGGGGAATATATCCTTGACCATGATGACTGGATTAACACAGATACCCATGAGGGTGTTTTCCTCGGCTCTCTGGGGGCATCAGCTTGGGTAGTAGCTAACGATGCACCAACTGTCATTAAAGATTATGCGCTGGTGTTACAAAATAGCGGCTATCCTGTATGGCTCTGTGATGGGGTAGATGATGATTTCGAGATAAATGCCGCAGTTGCCTATCTAGATGTTTGGTTATCAAGAGGTAATTTCTACTGTGCCAATCCCATTCTTCTCAACGCCAATTATATCAATATTGAAGCTAATGCGGGTACAGTAATTTGGTTATCCAATGGGGTAAACGATGATTTATTTCAAGGTTCAGGAGCTAATCGGTATCATTGCCGATTAGCTAACCTCCGCATAGATGGTAATAAGGCCAATCAAACTGCTGGTGATGTTATTGATTTTACTGGCTTACTTAGCCTTACACTTGAAAATATCAAGATAGCCAATGCCTATCGGCATGGAGTATTCGCTGACGGTGGTGTTCAAAATTCAAACAACCCCGTTTTAATTAATGTTAATGCACAATCTTGTGGTAGTAGCGGGATATATCTTAAAACAGTTTATGCCTTCCGAGTTCTGGCTGGCTATATGCTTCTTAATAACCGAGGGATGACGATTGAAAGTGGAGGGGAAGGCTCAATTAGTGAGCTAATTGCTGACCAGAATACAACTCGTGGGGTATATCTCTATAGCGTCAAGGGCGTTAGTGTTGAGAATTGCCCGTATCTTGGGGCTAATGGTACTCATGGCTTGGATATTGGTGGTACAAGCCATGAGTGTATTGCTTCAGGGAATATCTGTGTGGCAAATGGGAGGAGTGCGACAGGACATGGAATTCGATTTAGCGATACTGCCCACGACAATATTATCACGAATAATCGGTGCTGGGATGATCAGGGGACTAAGACCCAAGATTATGGGGTAGAAGTTGGCGTTGGTGCCTATGACAATCTGATAGCCAATAATAATCTAAGAGATAACCAAACGGGGCCTCTGCTTAATAGTGCTGGGGGCAACAATGAAATCCGCCATAATCAAGGTTATGTCACCGAGAATCATGGTAGCTCTACCGGCACGGGGGCACAGCAGACCATAGCTCATGGCCTATCCTTCACGCCGACCGCAGCCGACATCATGCTCTGGTGTATAGAGAACGGAGCATTCCCTTATCACAGCGCAGCTCCTGATGCGGCTAACATCTACGTTACCGCTGTTAATAATCAAGACTGGGGCTGGGCTACTGCCCCATAGGAGAATGCCATGCCCGGTGGATTACCAATAAGATTAGGACTCCCGGGAGCGCATATGGATTTCAAAGCATTGGCCGCCTTGAGGCGTTCTATATTAAATACTCCCGCTGTGGAAATGACAGCGTGCCCTATATGCTCAGAACGGTTAGACAAGCACCCGTTAACGGGCGAGTCTCATTGCTCGTTCTGTGGCTGGCCTTATCAGAGAAATACAGGCTGGAATTATGAAAGCTAATTGGAGGCTCCCATGAATTTAATTGACAGATTCGTAGCGAACTATATCAATAAGCGTGGCCTGGGATTCACCGGCTTCGGTGCCGGGCGCATCAATTTCAATACATGCCTGACAGCCAGGAAGCTGGTGAAAGACCCTGAGACTGGCCTGTACGTTTACACAGGGGATGACCGGCAGGTATTCGGTCATGTGGTTACTGACGACTTCGTAGAGTATATCGTCGATAACCTGGTGGCTGAATTAGCTGCCTTTGGTGACTTCAAGTTCCACGATAGCGGGACGGGTGTTGGTGCTGAGAATGTGGCCGATGCTGGTCTGGGTACTCCATGCGGTGAGGCCAGGGACGTGGGTACTCAAGTCGATGGCGGGCAGACCTACACATCGGTGGCCACTAATACCTATGCGGGCGGCTTTGCTATCACTGAGCACGGCCTGTTTAACATCGCTGCTGCTGGTATCCTGATGGACAGGACAGTATTCGGTGCCATCAACGTGGTAGCCACAAATCAAATAGAGTTCACGTTCACGATAACCTTCACACCTGGAGGATAGATGGCAGCGAAAGGTACATGGATAGAGCAGGCAGACAAACGTACTCGTAACGGTAAGAAGCGAGTAGATTCTGCTGATGCTAACCATTTTGCTGTCGATGTTACCATTGGCTCAGTCCACTATCCTGATAATGGATGGCAGAACATAGATAATGAGTTCCTGCCTGCGTCTGCGCCCTGGGACTGGGAGATGGTCAAGGCTGCCTATCACATACGGGTAAAGGAGAACCTCACCGCTGGCCAGATTATCCAGTTCGAGACTCAAGGGGAGACTGTAGAGTTGCAGCCGATGGCTCTTGAGTGAACTAATGACCTTGACCAAATACAGCCAATCGGTATGCCACAAGATGTCACTCCCGTAATTACCAATCCCATAGTTGACCTGCTTCCAAGGGTGGGTATGCCTTCGCATCAAGGGACTATCAGGTGGGATGATGCCTATAGCACATGCATTGACTTTGAGTGGAAGTGTACGCCTACTCGGTTAGCCAAGATACTTGAGATAGATTCACTGGCTAGTCTGCCCACACCACAGCAGTACATCATTGATGGTGGCAATCCTGTCCTACGATTGAACCTTATATTTGACCCCTCCAATGACCTTGACATCTTTGTTGATGGTGAGCTTTGGGACAAAAAGAGCAAGACTCAGACCTTCAATATTATCGAGTTCCGAAAGAATGGTGAAGTTCTCTGGGGTTTTATGCCTCTCAGGTATTGGGGTAGTAATCCTGGTGATATGGTTTCTCCTGAACCTGAGATATTTTTAGATGATGATGGTGAACCTTACACCGTCCCCTCTGAGCCAGTTGACTTTAATAAGGGTCAATCAATAGCTACTCTTGAGAAGAGAGGGAATAAACTATATATCAGTATTCGCACTCCTTACTCATGGCTTCAGACAGCAATCTTTCCAGTGTTCGTTGACGTTGATGTTGATGAGCAAGTAGGCGCAAATGCAGATGATTGCTGGGTATATAAGACGTACCCTGGAGCTGCTTGGGCGTTTCAAGATGGGAATTCTCATACAGTAGGCCAGAAAACTGTTTGGGGGTTTACTCACTCCGGCACAGGACAACGCTTTCAGACTGTGGCCTTAGCCCAAGCCGAAACAATAGATACTGCCTCTTTAATAATAACAGCATCAGGAACTAAATCATCGACAACTGTAAAAAGTTATATCCAAGGGGAAGATGCCGACGATGCAGCGGCCTTTTCTACTTATGCCAATTATAATGGGAGAGCTAGAACTACGGCTAAGATAGCTTGGGATGGTATAGCCGCATGGACTGATGGGGTTGAATATACTTCTCCTGAAATAAAGACCGTAATTCAAGAGATAGTTGATAGAGGTGGTTGGGCAACTGGCCAAGACATAGTTATCTTCTGGGAAGACCATGACAATCGTAGTAGTGCTAGTGCTATTAGGGGTGGCCATTCTCACAATCTATCGAACCCCGAAGCACCTCAACTTCATGTCGAATATACAGCAGGCGGCGGGTTTACAGCCAAGGCGGTAGGTGGTGGCGCTGTCACTATGGCGGGCAATCTTGGTCTATATACCTTTATTGACGTAGGTGAGGGCGCTGTTACAATGGGCGGCGTACTGGGAGCAGTAAAGGGCTTTGTGCAAGCGGTAGGTGGTGGGGCGGTCACTATGGCAGGTGTGCTGACTACCGTGTTTAAATTCTCCTTAGCTGTGGGTGGTGGAGCGGTAGGATTAGCTGGAGCTTTGGGACGAGCTATCGCTATGGCTGTTGGAGCGGGTACTCTAGCCCCGACTGGTGCGCTGGCTCTGTTAACTAGAATAGACGTAGGCGCCGGGGTTGTTGGTATAGCTGGTATCTTAAATAGACTAATCAAAATAGCTTTAGGTGCGGGCGCAGTCGGTATGGCTGGCGCTTTAGGTCTGCTAACGAGAATAGGTATTGGTGCTGGGGCTGTGGGCATGGCGGGAACCCTGGCTCGATTAACTAGATTGGCCGTCGGTGCCGGTGCCGTGGGCATAGCTGGAGTCGTCGCTAAGGTATTCAAACTTGCCGTGGGTAGCGGTGCCGTGGGTATGGCTGGCACTCTAGGGAGGACAATCAAGATTGCAGTAGGAAGTGGTGCAGTGGGCATGGCTGGAGTTCTGGCTGCTATCAAGGCTGGAACAATCCTGTTCATTACCTCGCAGTTGGCTACAGTCCTGAACATAACCAAGTTCACGGCTACGGTTTTGAATGTAGCGTCACAGTTAACACAGCTATTATTCTTCACAAAATCCAATGCCACTGAGTTAATTATAACGAGTAGTATATCCACACTCCTGACTATAAAATCAAGTATGGCGGTGCGTTAATGGCCTTGTTTGAAATTGGTGAGACAATTAGATGCTCAATAGAAATCAGGGATGCGGCTGGTACATTAGTCGACCCGGCCACCTCCATAACTATTACTATCTCTAATCCTAATGGGGTGGAAGTGGTTTCTGCTGTAGCTATGACTAATGACGGCGTGGGCCTAGACCATTATGATTATACCTCGGCCCTGACAGTCGTGGCGGGGGAGTACATCGTGCTTTACATAGCTACAGACGGGGCGATAATTACCAAGCAAAAAGACACCTTTGTATTGGAGCCGTAAATGAACGCTTACGCTAATGTCCTTGAATTGAAAAGCCCGGAGTATGCCCATATAGAGCAAAATTTGGAGCAGGGACGGTTTCGCCAGATACTTGAGAGCGCGAGCCGCCACATGGATAAAAGAACGCATCGCAAGTTCTACGCCTGGGAGGGTGCCAAGTATTACGATGGCAAGTATGGCAATCTACTCATTGACGATTTCCTGAGTATTACTACCCTCAAACTGGACGAGGATGGCGATGGTGTCTATGAGGCTACGATGGCCGCTACCGACTACGTTCTTTATCCCGCTAATCGTTACCCGAAAGAACGGATTGAATTAAGCAACCAGGGTGATTATGGCTCTTTCGCTAGAGGCGTGCGCCAGGGCATAGAAATGACTGGAGTCCACGGATATGGTGACGGTGAAAGTGCTACCCCATATTACACCTCAAGTCAGACAGTGCAGGACAATCCATTGACGGCTGTGGCCTTGGTTCTAACCGTCACCTCAACGGTCACACTGGGCGCTGGCATGACGTTACGCATCGAGGATGAGCAAGTCTATATCCTTGATATTATCAATGCCACTACGTGCAACGTAGAGCGTCACATGAATGGTACCACAGCGGCGGCCCATATACTGACTACCCCGATAAGCATTTACATGGTCCCGGAGCCTATCAGAGAAGCTACACTGGTAATTGCTATGCGGGCATGGAAGCGGAAAGACTCGGCTTTTCAGGACGTCGTGGGCAGTCCGGACACTGGCCTGGTCGTATCTTATAAGGACGAAGACCCCTATGTGAAGGGAATAATCAAAGACTATTTTAGGTATCTATGACAGGACTAACTTTCAAGCTCATAGGCGCTGATAAGCTGGCTAAGAAGCTGACCGACAAGGATACTATAGGCAAGCCGGTAGCTAGTGGCATTAAGAAGATAGCCCTGAAGTATGCGGGCCTGGTCAAGAAAGCCACGGTATGGAAGACTGGCGAACTTCGCTCAAGCATAACACAAGAGATAGGTGCCACAAGTGCCCGGGTAGGTACTCAAGTTCAGTATGCCCCCTTCGTAGAATGGGGCACCTCCCGTATGGAAGCCAGACACATGGAGGGCGGAACGAAGCGGCTGGGACAGGGTATGTTTGGTTTTGCACTGGGACTGTTACGGGAGTGGATGGACAAGGAAGGGCACGACATACACGTAGAGATTGAAAAGAGGTTTGACTGATGGGCGTTGAAGCCATAGGCACGGGCATTAAAACCACGATACTGGCGGCCATCCCCACGGGTCTGCGGGTATATGCTACCAATGAGATACCTGATACCCTGGAATTGCCGTGCGTGATTATCATGCTGGGCGCTGGTAAATTCGCTACGGACTTTGACCCTGACTTTGACCAAACGTACAGATTGATATTATGCCTGGCTAAACAGGATAGCCCGGAGGCTTTCAACCGCTTACTGAATTACATAGACAATACGGGTGCGAAAAGTATCTTCGCCGCCCTCGATGCGGATAGGACGCTGGACGGCTCATGTAGTGCTTCCAAGCTGGACAGTCATACGGGAGCAGGGAGCACAGCCTGGGGAAACACAATGTATCTATCAACAGAATTTGAATTACAAGTCTGGAGCTAATAAAGGAGGCTTATCATGGCGAGATTAGCTGGTTATGGCGGGTCATTACTCATGCCTGGCGCTATCGTGGGAATACGAGCTTGGAATATAGACTACGTGGCAAACGTGGAGGATTCCAGCGGCTTTGATACTGGCCAGGATAAGACCTTCGACGTTACCCAACGGGAATGGAGCGGTAGCTTTGAGGGCTTTAAGGACGGGGCACCGCTGGCCATTGGAACGGTTCTGGCGGGTCAATTCCTTGAGAGTGCTGTGGCAAATCAATTGCATACGGGCAATGTATTCATAACGAATTTCAGGCCATCGAGTACCGTAGACGGCCTCGTAATGTACAGTTACGATTTCCGTGGCACGGGAGCGTTGACTGTGGCGACTGCATAGGAGGGCGATATGGCGAGATTAGTAGGATACGGCGGCAACGTCTTTGTCGGCAGTCTTGTGGTAGAGGACTGTGAGGACATCTGGAACGAGTTTTCAGACGCTGATGTAACCCCCACGGCTGATACACTGGACTATAAGGTGGGTAGTGCTTCCGCTAAGTTTGTGCAAGCCGCTGGATTGGGCAACGGGGATATACTTGGGTCTGAGGTCATAGCTCTAGGAACCTTGGCCGCTTACACGATACTGTTCTGCTGGGCAAAATCAAGCGTTAATATCAACACGGCTGACGACTACCGCATATTGATTGATAACGATGCCTTGGCTGCCACTCCAGAGGTACAATGTAGCCTCCCCGTACTGGTGGCGAATGTCTGGAAATTCTGCCAATGCCCTGTAGTAGCGGGTCTATTTACGAATTCCACGTTGCCAATCTCTATAGCTATTCAGCTCTTTGCAAACGACCCTGGAGCGGCTACATTATGGCTAGACCATATCGTTGCTGCGGCACAAGTGGCTGGTATCAGGGCCTGGAGCCTGGACGTAGCGGCCAATGTGGAGGACAGTACCAGCTATTCAGACGGTCAGGACAAGGTATTCACCGTCACACAGATGGAATGGTCGGGCTCGTTTGACGGCTTCAAGGATGGCGCTCCCCTGGCTATCGGAACCGTAGTGGCTCTGGAGTTAAGGGAAAGCTCTACGGCTACGCAGCAATGGCGGGGCTCGGCTATCATTACCAATCTGAGGCCAGCAGTTACCGTCGATGGACTTGTGATGTATAGCTACGACTTCCGTGGCATACACGCACTGGAATGGCCGACCACATAATGCGAACTAAGGAAATGACCGCTATGGTGGCCCGACATACTGGCTGGTCTTTAGAGTATATCGGGCTGCTATCGTTTCGACGGCTAAAACAATTAGTAGCTGACTTCGAGTACCAGCGGGCCGTGGAACTGTACCGCATAGAATTCAGGATAGGCCAGCTATTGGCCATGACTGCCAGCGGTAAGAATCGCACGTATAAAGCCCAGGACTTTGTGGGCGAAATGCCAAAACGAACGGAGGTAGCAATGGGTAAGTCAAAGGAACCTTTTGAGGTAGTGCTGGGTGACGGGAACAGTTACCACCTGGCCATGCTGGATGCCAATATCATGGAGCAGCTTGAGGAGGAATTCAATCAGGGCTGGGAGCAGCTAATGACCAATGTACGGATAAAGACTCTCAAGAGCCTGTTATATTATCTGCTCAATCCGACTTATCCCAACCTGACCAAGAACGATGTCGGCAAGCTATTAACGGGCGGTGTATTTGAAAGCGTGGTAGTAGCTATTTCCAGGATGGTGTAATGGCAAAAGCTGAGATAGATGTACACGTAGGCGCTAAAGACCAGGCCAGTTCTAAGCTGGGCAAGATAGGCAAGAACATCGATAAGATGTCCGGCAAGTTTAAGAAGGCTGGACTCGCTATGGTAGGCATAAGTACGGCCATTGGCGGCGGGCTACTTGCCTTGACCAATAAGTACTCTAAAGCTGGCGATGCAATATCTAAGATGTCCAAGCGCACTGGTTTTACGACTGAATCACTCAGTGAGTTAAAGCATGTGGCTGAATTATCGGGAAGCAGTCTAGGAGATATGGAGGCAGCTATTCGCCGCATATCACGTGTGGCTGATATGGCTGGGCAAGGGCTTGATAACTCATATACTAAACGGCTGGAGGCGTTAGGATTTACTATAGAGGAATTTTTGGCTTTACCACAAGAGCAGAAATTCTTTGAAATAGCCAAGGCTATCGGTGATATTAAAGACCCGGCAGAAAAAACGGCGGCGGCTTTTGAATTGTTCGGCGATGCTGGTACAAAGTTATTGCCAATGCTGGATGATGGTTCTGAAGCTATAGATGCGATGCGGCAAGAGGCCCACGATCTGAATATTGTATTCAGTGAGGACTCGGC